TGTTGTAATTTTAATATATAATCCTATATGTCAGAAATAACTTTGAAAGGATATAACAAATGACAGATATAAGCAAATACAAAAGTATAGCAATTGATCATGACTGCTATAATAAATTAACAAAACTATCAAAACATCTCGCTCCTAAGCATGCCAAATTGTCTAGGGCACAAGTCGTAAGAGTATTAGTCGAAGAGAAAGTGGAGAAGTTAAATGGCAAACTTAGATAGAGAAATATGTCCCGTGTGCAGTGGAAATGGGTATGTATTATCTGGTGAGACTTTTTATCAATGTAGTTACTGTGAATCTCAAGGCGAGATACCCGTTCGAGAGGCGAGCGTCGAGGAGTTAAAAAAAGTAATTTCAGAACTTCAGATACACAGAAGTGTGTTGCAAGGAAAAATAAAACAACAAGCTTCAAAAATTACTGAGTTAGAAAACACATTAAACATTCAAGAATTTAAAAACCCATGGTCGGGACAATGATATCGGAAATTGATTGCGCATACATTGCAGGTTTGTTTGATGGTGAGGGTTCAATACACATAAGACGTGGTATTGAAAAAAAGAAAAAACACAAAGGTAAACCTGGATACAGGATTTCTAATTCTATGCGTATCAGTATGGAAATTACAATGACAGATAAATCTGTTTTAGTTTGGGTCCATGAAGTATTGGGTGTAGGTACACTTACACCTAAGAAAGTAAAAGGAAACAGAGTTGATGGTACACCTTACCTTAAACAATATAGATGGCGTTGTACATTTCGTGATGCTTATCGTGTGTGTTGTATGCTTTGGCCTTTTGCTCATACAAAACTACCTAAGATACAAGAAGTAATAGATCATTACTCAGACAGTAATATAGTTGATTTAACAGAGTACAGAGTAGCAAAGGAGTTAGAGGTTTGAACTGTTGGCACTGTAAAACAGAATTAATATGGGGTGGTGACCACGATACCGAAGATAATCAGGATTATGATATAGTTAGTAATTTATCATGTCCTAAGTGTCATTCAGCGGTTGATGTGTGGCATCCATCAGAAAAATTAATGGAGGAGTATAAAAAATATGAAGACGATAAGTAATAAAAGATGGAATAAGAAATACGGATTTAGATCAAAAAGGAGAAAAAATAAATGAAGCTGAAGGATAATGTAACACTAGCTGAAGAAGTTAGAACTGAAAAATTTAGAAACGAAAAGCTACATAAAAAATGTAACAAATTAATGAAACAATCTAAAAACCAAGAAGAGGAAATTTTAGAACTGAATGAATATATTGATTCTTTAGAAGCACAGATTGCAGACTACAAGAGAAGATTTGTACCTGACTTTGATATGCTTCAAAAAGGTGGTGAGTCGGTCCCAATATCTGATTTAAAAATTATGTCAGATAAAGCTAAACGTTCTATGGCAAAAAGATTCCTTAAAAAATATGGTGAGGAATGGGTAAAGAAAAATATAATTGATAATGAAGATTTAAAATAATGCCTAGGAAATGTTATGTTAAAAAAGAAATAAAGATAAGCAAACATAAATTTTTACTAGAAATTTATTATGCTTTAGAAGGACATAAAGATGTTTGTTGGGAAGTATTTCCATTTGATAACCAGGCGTCTTTGTATGCTTTTGAAAATAAACACAAAATAGAAAAAATAGTAGAAAGAAAACATTTGTATGAATCTAAAGTGGAATAAAAAATTTATCTACCCTACGTCAACAAGATCACTGTTAAATGATGAGAGAGTCTATGACGTATCTCAAGAAAAGTTACCAAGTGTTACAACCATACTATCAGCTACTCAGCCTCAAGATAAGCTAGACTCTATCGCGAAATGGAAAGCTAGGGTTGGAGACGTTGAAGCGGATAAAATTAAGAATACTGCAGCTAATAGAGGAACTATCATGCATAGCATTTTAGAGGGTTATATAATTGAAAAAGAGGTCCTAGATATGACTGAGGCGGGCGTACAAGCTCATTCGATGGCTAAAACGATCATCGATAAGGGTTTGCCTGATTTAGAGGAGATATGGGGCTCTGAGGTGGTAGTAAGCTATCCTGGACTGTATGCCGGTGCAACTGATCTAGTTGGAGTTTATATGGGACGTGATAGTATAATAGACTTCAAGCAATCGAACAAGCCCAAACGTATCGAGTGGATAACTGATTATAAGTTGCAGATGGTGGCTTATGCGATGGCCCACAACTACGTTCACGGCTCTGAGATCGAGCAAGGAGTTATATTGATGTGTACTCCTGATAATTTTTTTCAACGATTCATAATCAATGGCTCCGAGTTTCGAGCACTTAGTCACGAGTGGCTGGCCCGAGTCGATGCTTATTACAAGGTTCGAGCAGCTAGGAGCGAGAGTCGAGAAACGGGGAAAAATGAGTAAAATTAATTTGTGGAACTTTTGTGGAAACGACGAAAATTTTGTGGAAAAACGTTTTTACTTTAGAATGATTCTAAACTTTTGTTACATTCTGACGCAGATTTTAGCCATTTTCCACATTTTCCACATTTTTTTTCGACGAAATGTGGAAGATTTTGTGGAACTTTTATTCAATGATTTCAGCTACTTAAGGGTTGTTTTTATGATTTCCACATTTTCCACAGCGTTTCAGAAATATTTTCAGAATTTTTATATTTATATATATTTATATCTTATAGAGTGGAAAGGAGTCAGCTATGAATAAAAAATCAAAAAATAAAAATAAAAAAACAATTCCGTTGAATTTAAAGTCATTGGGTAACAATATATTAGACTACCCTTTTGTAGAAATAGAGTGGTTGGATATCGAGGGGGACGCCGGTTGGAGTACCACAAAAGATTTGAATAAAGAAAAATTACCTACATGTGTTTCCAAAGGATACTTAGTCAGTCAAAAAAACGGAGTGACTAGAATATTTACTGACTATATTAAATCAAAAGAAAAACCTACATTTGACAGTATTGGTAATACTACTATTATCCCAACCTCTGTAATTAAATCTATTAAAAAAATATTATTGTAATGAAGGTTCTGGCTCTTCTGGAATGGGTTCTTCAAGTAACTCTTGCTCTGTTTCTTCTATGGTTTCTATTTCATCTTCCGGCTCTGATGATAGCTCTATTTGCGGTTGTTCTTCTGTAGATTGACCCTCGATTATTTTTGAATGATCATCAACCATTTTTTCTAATTTAGACATTAACTGATCTCTATCAAGATCATCAATCTTACCTGTCTTAATCATTTTTCTATCAATGTAATATCCGGCAACTTTCCCTCTGGCTACTTCCATGTTACCCGCTGCAGAATATGCTCCCTTCTTCAACGCTTGGTCACGTATTTTTGCAAGCTGCTCAAGGTGTCTGTCCATAGTAACTTCGTACTTCTTCCTGGCTTCCTCACGCAGATCACCAATGTACTGAACTACAAGAGGGTATAATTTAGGATTAGTTAGTTTTGAAGAGGCGACTCTCGCTGCAAGATCAGATGTTGGGCCGTAGCCGGCTTCCTTCGCACACTCCCAAGCATCTCTGCTTCCGTCGTTGTACACAATAAGCTCAGCGAATTTTTTCTGTTTCTCTGTTAATCTTTTAGTTAATCCCATGTTTGACTTTTACCCTAACATTTTATAAAAGGCAAGGCATGAGAGATACAAAGAAATTGACTGAATATGCAGAGCAAACCAAACGAAAACTAAAAGAAAACTTCTTGTTTAAACACCTGGTTAAGGCTGTTGAATCAGGAGCAAATGGAACATTAAAATACATAATCAAAGAGGGCCCAGGAAAAGGAAAGGAACCAAAAAAATAATGTACGTAAGACACCTTCAAGAATATCTTGACAAATTTACAGATGGTACTAAAGGCAACGCCGTAAGTAATGCTACGATCTACATGGATAACGGCAGCGGAAATATTTTCCCGATTGGTAAAATTGAAGTACAGGAATCGACTATAATAGGCAAACCTTCTGTTAGAGTTGTGATCAAACCTGACCTCAAAGATCAGATACCAAAACTGAAAAAATTCATACTTACATAGGCACCTGTTAGGGTGAATATTAATGAAACCTGAGACGAAATTTTGGCATGAAATTAAGAAAAATACTAAGCAAATTAGTTGGACTAGACTTGAAAACCTTAGTGCTTTTGGTACTCCCGATCTATTGGGCTATAATACTAATAGGCACTTTTTTACATTGGAGCTAAAGGTAACAAGAGCTAACAAGATCAAGTTCTCACCCCATCAAATTGCCTTCCATATTAAGCATCCTGACAACACTTTCATCTTAGTTTCTCGCCTCTTGTCTCGAGGCTCAAAACTTTTTGAGAAAGAAGAAGTCTACTTGTACAGAGGAAAGAGAATACAGGAGCTTGTCGCTTGCGGCTTGACGCTTGCTGCTTGCCGATCAGGGCTTGATGCTTGCATCAATCATCTCGAACAGCTTGGTGCTTGACGCTTGGTGCTCGCTGCTTGACGCTTGAGGCTTGCTGCTTGTCGCTTTGGCCCGGATCCGGCGCACGCTGTACCCCACCGTCGTGGGTTCTCCAGCTAATGGCCTGATCCGATTTATCCCTGGGGATTCTATAAAATTTTGGATGTTTAAATACAAATGTCATTTTTAGTGTTTACCATAACTAACATTTTTTATGTCTTTATTCCAGCATGCTCGGCAATCTAAACACTGGCCGCCCTGAGTAGGTGCTGGACAGCTCGGGCTCCCATCGGTCACCACTGTTGACGAATGCGACCAGGCGTTGCCAGCGGTCCCGTCTACACGTGCAGCGGATAACCTAATAATTAAATTTGCTGGAACCTCTTCAGGCGCTGGCAGGTATTGCCGCTCTTGAGTTGGTAACCAGTGTTTCGTGTCAGGTGTGAGCTTGCATACTTCAATAATTTTTGCCATATGCTCATGACTTTGTACATCTCCCGCGTCATGCCATCTAAACCATTTTTGACGCTTGATAACAGCCGTCATTGCTTCAACCCATTGCGGGTGATTGATAGCGTCCAGCCTTCTATATTGCGCCTCCCTGATTGCAGGGTATCTAACATAATTATTTTTCATAGCATAACAGCCGTAACATGGTGAAGTCTTAACCTTCCTGAGCTTCGCGCCAGTCTGGCAGGCCCACGCTGGCAGGCTGTAAGATAGGCCAGGCATCTTAGAGGTTCTAGTGAATGAGTCTGTAATTTTTAATGCTTCTTTTACTTTCATAATTTCTCCTTTATTATCCTATACTATAAATCTTTTGACTTGTCAAGGTCCCGGCTTGCCGCTTGTTGCTTGTCGCTTGCTGCTTGTAGCTTGAG